CTACATCACTTCCTTTATTTCTTCAACATTCAATATTATGTTGTCTTCTTCAAATTTCACTCCAACGACCTTGTATTTTTTACCATCCAATTCTATTTCTGTGCATATCAATTTTTCTATATTCATTCAAATCACTCCTCTTAATTTTGAAAAAAATCTTTTACATTTAAATCTAACATTTGTTCAATAGTGTATCTGCTGATTCCAACTACTGCCATTTGCTCTGCCATGTCAGCAATTTCTAAAATATCCTGAATCTTTTTAGCCAAAACTTTTAATTCAGCTCTATTCAACTCAATAAATTCAACCATTTTTTTATCATTTAAAACTTTGACTTTTTCAATTTTGTCCTGCTCTAAAATCCACATTAACGACATCTTTAAGGATAAACTGTTTCTATTTCTTTCGTTATTTTCAAACGTGTATTTTTTACCAGCTTTTTCAATTTCAAGCGGCTGATTCAAAAAGTTTGATTTAGCTTCTGCTAAGTCTTTTAATGCTTTTTCCCTTAACTCTTTTAATTTCGCATTCAATAAATCATTGTCAACTTTCCAAGCGTGAGAATCTTTATCCCATACGCTCCATTCATTTGGCTTTGCAATAGTTTTTATTTCTTCACCCTCGAAATATTGTCCGTCTGATAAAATTAATATTCCCGCTTGAACTTGTTCTGAAATATTCATTTCTCTAATTTTTCCATTTTCAATAATTGGATTTTTAATTTCCGTGTAGGATGTAAAATTTTCCCCTTCTATATATTCACTACAATATTTCAATTTATCAACCTCAAATTCTTTCTGTGATGGTGCTAGAAATATACCTACTATATTCCCATTTTTATCGTATAAATATATTCTAAATCCTTCCATTCTTATCACTCCATTTCTTTGTTTGTTTGTTTTTATTTTTATTCTGTACTAACTTATGAATTTGCACAAAATCTAAAAATAAGAACACTGATTTTTAAAGACTTTGAACTAATTTTAGTTTATACTTATAACTTTTATTAAATTACTAAATTTTAGAGCAGTAAACAATTGAACCTTTTAAAATAGTTGACGTTCCTTTTATAAATGCTCCCCATATGTTTAGTGATGTAGGACTAATTTGTATTCTTGTAGCTCCTGTTTCTCCTCCTTTTGAATTAGAAGCTAGCGAAGATTCTAACCAGTAAAATTCTTGGATAGGAAGAAATTTTTCAGGAATATCTACAAGCTTTTGATTATCAGCATAAAATACATCATCACCTTGTATTAATATTCCTGCACTCACAATGTTTCCTCGTTTCACAAAAGTTACAGTACCGTTGTGTATATTTATCACTTGTTTTTCAATTTTGAACAAATTTTCTACTTTGTCCGAAAGTCCAACATTCGTAATATCCACAAATTTAGTAATATCAAAACTCGTACTTGTATGAGTCTGTATACATTTATATATTTTCCCGTCTGTTAAATCATTTATGTACCATTTCCCAGCTTCTTTGCTTTCAACTTTACTTACATATCCACCTAAAGATTGTCCTATTGCTTGTTTCCAAGTTTCTGCATCTATCACGTCTCCTGTTTCTGTGCCAAATTTAACAATTCCTGCTTTTTCTGTTGTTGCGCTCGAAGTTTGACCATCGAGATGTTCTAATATCTCATACAACTTCATAAAATTCCTTGATACTTTTCTCAAATCGGCAACCGTGTCTAACTGAAATAGCTCAAAAAGTTCGTTTTTAGTACTTGGCGGTACAAAAGTATTTTCATCTATATTTTTTATTAAATCTAATGTCGCTTGTTTCATTTTATCTCCTTTCAACTAATACACAATTTTTATATCATACCAAACTGGAATGACTTCATAAATCAATTCTAGCCAGTATTCCAAATATTCTTTATCTACAATGGATGAATGGAAATTTACTATATATTGGAAATTATTCTTATCGTTTATTATTGTTACGCTATCATTGAAAATAAAATACAACTTCATTGTATCTTCAAAATACTTTAGAGTGGTCGATCGCCTTAAAATTCTTTTTGCTATAATTCTGTTTATTTTAAATATTGTTGCCAAATTTTTACTTGAGACTAATCCATATTTTCCCTCTAATTTTTCCAAAATTTCACTTCTTGCCGTTGTAAATCTTCTGTTTTTTATTAAAGTTCCTATTTTAAATTCCAATGATTTTAGCTCAACATCTGCAAAATGAAATATATCCTGAATGAGAGATGAATTTCTGAATATTCCTGGAAGTGATTTTATCATACTGTTGTAATAATCATTTTTAGCAAGATTATACATAACATCCGCATAATCATCATCATATACGAAGAGTATTGGAAATTGCTTCTCAGTAATCTTTTGCTTGAAATTTACATAGTCATCTAATCCTACAAAGAATGAAAAATCGCTTACTGTATAATTCAATAGCTCTAACGCCGTCATTTCAGATAATTTTTTGGTATGTTTAACAAAATTAGCTGTTTTGGGATTACTTTTAATCGTAGCAAACTCTTTATCTCTACCATCATTTACAAAATCCCTCACATAGAAATTTGATAATTCATTTTCATTAAAATTATCTTTAATATATTCAGTTGACTTTTGGTGTACATTTTTTGCCATTAGTTTCTAAATCCAATCACATAAAAATTTTTGGCAATTTCATATTGCATTAAAGCATAAATTATAACCTCATCTCTTGCGTCAAAAGTAGCATAATTTATTAAATTTCCACCAGTTATTGAATCATAAATTCCAATTCCTATTACACGCCCCCAGTCTTCCCTTGCTTCAGGAAATTTTACTGAAGCCAAGTTGCTTGTTTCATTCGATGTTGTTGATCCAAAATTTATAGCCCTTCTTGCATACGAAGATGAAACAAGCTCTGTAGCATTTTCTTTTCCATTTTCTCCCATTGTAACTGCTGTCAAAAGCCCAGCATAATATGTTTTGCCTTCAAACAGTGTATTCAATATTTTAGCTTTTGCCCCTAATGTGAATCCGCTCATTTTTCCTCCTAAAATTAATCTAAAGTTTTTAGCGTTATATTTAAAACATTTATTAAATCTTCATCTTCCAATATAATATCCTCTTTAGTGTTATTAATATCTATATTTGAAATTTTCTTAAATGCTTTTATTTCTAACAACTTATCAATTACTTCCGCATAATAAATTCTATTCTCTTCAAACAATTTATCTAAAAACACTTGATTTAAAGTACTTTTTGTAAGTTCAATCGCACTTTGCTCATTGTATTCCTTGTTTAATATAGCCTCAAATGTAAGACTTATACTTTTCTCTTTGATAGTTTTTAATGTAAATTCCGCATCTGTTATAATTTCATTATCCAAATATGTTTTTATATTGTTCAGCTCTTCATCTTTTAATTTCATCCCAACTTCGCCAATTCCAATAATTTTAGCTGTCCCTTTACCATTCCATCTTGGAATTACTCTTAATTTCTTCACATTCTTAAATTTATTTAGTATCATTTCTTTAATCATATTTGTATTGTAATTTACATTTGGGACCGATAATATTTTTCTTCTTCTCTCTCGCAATTCGGTGTCATTCTCTTCGTCTGTTCCATCTGAAATAATATTAAGATTTTCTACTTTTTCAAGTCCGACATAACTTTCAGAGAATTTATTTATTTCTCCAATTCCGCAATTTCCAATTTTTCCAGCGATGTTTGCAACAACATTAACCTCACTATATCCAACTGTTCCTGTTTCTTTGTATGCTACTATCTTCGATTCAGCAATAGTGTATGTGCAATTATTACTTGCTACTATCATTCCTTTTTGAATCAATGCACCACTTGTCCCATAAATTCTAACTGTTCCAGTCGCCGCAGTTGCTTTTTTCCTAAAGATATAGTCTTCTTTACAAATACTATCAAGATAAATACCTTCAGCTGTATCAACGCTGTAATTTCTTGACATTTCATCATATAACTTCTGCTGCACAATTAATTCTGTGGAAAACGCTCTCACAATATCTGCCGTAAAACTTCCAGCGGTGTCACTATACTTAATCATAAATTCACCATTAAATATATCCGATACTAAACTGTTTATATCATTTTCATAGACATCTATATCTTTTCTAGTTACCATTTCTTCACCTTCTTCCGATTAAAAATCTTTAAATTCAACTGTTTCAGAAATGTTGAGCATTTCTTTTTCTCCGCCTTTTAACACTATATCGAACTCAAAACTTAGTTTATCTTCTTTAAATTCAGAATAATAATTTATAATTGATTTTATATAATCGTGTTCTTTCAATGCAGATATTATCTCTCTTTTAATCTCACTTTGAGCATAATCTTGATACAGGGGATTTATGCCTTTGTACTTGTTAATTCCTACACCAAATGGAAATATATCCTTATAGTACACTCTCCAAGCATTTTTAGTAACAATCAAACATTTAATAACCCATTGTTTGACAATTTCCTTTTTTGTTGTTAAAAGAACCGGGGTTCCTTTTTCATAAACAAAGTCACCTTTTTTAAAGTCCCACTTCAAATCAAAATAAACTTCAGAATTGTCATATTCCAAATTTTTGGTACTAGAATATATATCAAGAGCTGTAATCGCTGAATTAGGTAACATCTTATCCACCTGCCTTATTATAATAATAGGCCTTGTCTACTAAATAAAATTTCTTCTGATTTTTAAATTCATTTAAGATGACTTCGTCTCCAACTTTTAACTCATCAGTCCACTTATTTGTTCCACTAGCTTTATATGTCCCTTTTGCTGCTATCTTATTATGTGTGTTTCCACCAGAATCCGTGTTTTCACTATCAGTCACATCTATTTCAATATTCCCTTCAACTTCAAATTCTCTGGTATATCCTGCTACTTTTTCAAAAGCTACAACAATTCTATCCGCCTTTAATATTATTTTTTCATCAATTTGAACTTCTAAATTTGGAGGTGCTTTTACAACTTTTCCTAAAAAAGGCCCATTCCAATCAGGATTGCCAAAATTTTTCCTTAAAATCCGAGCTAAATTATCAAAAGCCTTATTAGGTTCTGAATGTTTTGCTTCTTCAGGTTGCAACATTTCTTTATCCATAAAAATCACTCGCTTTCTCCTTCATTTTCTTCCAATTCTGCTACTAAATTTAAAGTTAGGCTCATAAAATATATCCCCATTCCGTAAAAACTGTATTTTTGACTAAAATTATGATTCACACTTTTAACTTCAAAAACTCCAGCAATACCGGTACTATTTTTAGGAATCTTAACCAAATCTCCTGCTCTTAAAACTGGTACTCCAGGAACTGTCAAAGTAAATGTTTTCTCAAGTTTATTTTTTTCTTTTAGAACATTTACAGCTTTTATGGGTTTTTTCTCTTTTTGCTTCTTTTTCGATTTTTTACTATCTTTTGCATTTTTACCAGATTTTTTATTAGCTTTATTATCTTTTTTACTAGAACTTTTGCTACTTTTTTTATTTCTTTTTGTGTTTTTAGCCATTACTTCTTACCTCTTGCTTTATTTCGTTTAGAAGTTTTAACCCTAGTTTTTTCAGCTTTTTTATTATTTTTCTTATCCTCTTTTTTATCAGTTTTATTGCTTTTGGTCTTTCCTCTACCTTTTTTAGCTGACTTATCTTGATTGTTCTTCTCTTGTTTAACCATATATTGTAGCAATCCATATTTTTTGATATTTTCTTCATCTCTCGCTGTATCGACTTTATTCATTTTTTCATCATCTCCATCTACGACAATGACACTATTTCTCATATTTTCAAAACTTACTGAATAATTAGGATCTTTTATAAAATTAAAAATATTTACAAATCCATCACCAATAGAAATTTTATATTCCTTAGGCTGTATTTTACCGTCTAAATATTTGTCGCTATTTCGTTTAACAAAATGAAAAGCATTATCTGCAAAATAAAAATACCAATTTTCCTCGGAATCTTCTTTTATAGTTTCTATTATTTTTTTAATGATATCGGCGATACTTTCCTTGTAATAATATTCATCAATTTTCACGCTGCAGGGTTCGATAGTTCCAACAGGCATATCAAATTCATTTAACATCTTTTTTATACATTTGTCCGCTTCTAAATTATCAAATTGAAATATTTCAGATATTCTTGAAATATAAAAAGCTGGGTCATAAGCTGTAAATTTAGGAGCCTTGCTGTTTACACTAATTTTAGGAATTATCCCTTGAAATATCAGAGTTTCCATATTGTCATAAAGTTCCACAAAATAAGCTCCTTCATCCAAATCAATCGTGTGATATGGCATATCTTCCCTATAATTGTAAGCGAGTTCAAACTCCATTTGTGCTGTAATATTGTCGATACTGCTTGATAACTGAATATTATCTTTTACAATGCTTGTCAAATCATATCTTTTACTGTTCGGATCAGTTACTATTATTTTCATCTTTACCACTTACCTTGTAAAATAATTTTTCTTCAGTCACCTCAGCTTCTTCTATATCCGAAAACTCTGGAAACTCTTCAAATTCAATATCAAAATTTAGTGTTCCGATAGCGTCAAAACTGCACTCAAATTTATTCACAGTTGCAAGAAAATTCAAGTCAACAGGATTTAAAATAGAACTAAGAGTCCCTTTCCCTAATTTCCCTACTAAAATAACCCGTATCGGCTTATCAGATATTTCCAGTGATTTAAATAACAGGAATGTTGTAAACGGGTCAAGCAAATGGTGTGCCGCAAATTTATATTTTTGTTCCGGAATAAAAGAACTAAAAGCTAGAGACTGTAATTTCTTCTTATTTTTAAGTTTTAATATGCCATTTACGGTATCTATACTTTCCCATCCACCGATACTTTTAAATTTCATCTCACTAGGCGGAACTGGAAAAAGATAAAATTCTTTTAATTCTGATATCTTACTATTTATTTGTGAAAACAAGGCATTTCCACCTGCTATACTGTCAACTTTTCCTTTTAAATCATTCAAACCACTAGCTAACATTCCTTTCGCTTTTTCAATGAAATTGTTGTCACCAAGTTTTTGGGATAAAAAATCCATTGTGTTAAATGATTTATTCCCTAAAAATTCCAGCTCCTTATAATCAACATTCTCGTCAAATTTAATAAATATTTTATAATCCAGTAGTCCCATAACCTATCCTTTCTGCAAACTTGCTGCAATTTTATTCGCTATCGCATCCCCGCTAGGAGCCGCTGGAACATTAACATTAATTTTAATAGCCCTTACTGCTCCTACAACTTCTCCTAACTTTCCAACAATTGAACTTCTAGTGGAAGCAATTTCACCTTTCAATGCGCTAATCTGACCTTTGATTTCTCCTAGAATACTATTTCTAGTTGTATCAAGCGGATTTCCTTTAATATCTGAACTCAATTGTCTTACCGCCTGCTGCAAATTATTAAAAGCCGCGGGATCTATTTTCATTTGGGTATTCGCAAATGAACTAGGATCAACTTTCATCTGCATTTCATTGAATGCGCTTGGGTCTATTTTCATTTGCGCACCTGAAAGCGACATTGGGTCGATTTGAACCTTTGCTGTTGGATCAAGTTTTACTGTCTGCGATTGTGTATTTGCCATGGGTTGCTGCTGTGGAATTTGTGGCATCTGCATACCTGCTAATTGACCGTTAGCACCCATTTGCGCCATTTGAGCGTTAATTTGAGCATTTATATCGACCTGTTTTTGAGTGGGTTTAGATGCTTCGTTATTCAAGTCCTCCATACCCTTTTTGACTTCATTTATTGCTTCAGTAGCTTTTTGTGCATCATCTTTTCCAAATAACTTCTTAAAGAAGCCGCCAACTTTAGAAATAACATTCCCAAAAAATAAAAAAGTTTGTGTAATCGCTCTTACTGCACCTCCAAGTACAGTACCAATTATTTGTGCCAAACCAACTAAAAGAGGCATTATGAATTGCAAGGCTCCTCCAACTACACTAGCTATTGTGCTGAAGGCACCTGATATAGTGGCGGAAAAAGTTTGCCCCTGTGCTCCAGCAAGTCCCGCCGCGCTTGCAAAACTTCCAAAAAGATTAATAATAACTGCAAAAACTGCGTTAAAGACAGCTCCTAATATTGATATTCCAGCTCCAATTCCAGAAAATATAACAGTTAATACACTTCCAAGCCCTTGAAAAGATGCACTAAATTGACTAGCATTTGCCTGTATGGATTGAAAAAAACCACTAATTGCACCTGACCAGCTGCTAATTAACGGCATAAAGGACTGTCCTATACTCGAAAAAGCCGTCCCTATTGCTGGAAGAGCCCCTTCAAAACTTTGAACCATTTGGGTAGCCATTGGAGTTATCGCTTGTCCTGCCTCTATCATTCCTCTACCCATAGAAGATTTTATTCGATCCATTGTCGGACCTATTCCTTGATTCATCTGTTTAAATGCCTGTTCAGTTGCACCATCAGATTTTTGCATTTCTTTCATATTTTCCGCAAAATCTTTAGCATTTTTTCCAGTAACCGACAAGGCAAATGACCCTGCTTCAACACTTCCAAAAAATTCATTAATATTCTTACCACTTTTTTGTGCATGTTGGTCCAGTGCCTGCATAGCAGTCTGCAAATTTCCGCCTTGTGCTATAAAATCTTTAAACGATTTACCTGTTGCGGCTTTAAATTCTTTAGAAGCCTTTGATGAACCTTTTGAAAATTCACTAAATGCAGCTTTCATCTGTGTCATTGTCTCACTTGTAGGTGTTCCTTTTGCTGTCATAGTTGCTACTACAGCAGTCAAATCACTAAACTGTACTCCTAAGCTACTTGCTACAGGGGAAACTTGAGCAATACTGCTCGCCATTTCTGGAAAGGTAGTTTTACCTTTTCTTACTGCTGTAAACATTAGGTCACTTGCTTTTTTGGCACTTATATTCTTCTCTCCAAAAGCATTTACAACTGAAGTTATACCGTCCACAGCGACCGCTGTGTCATCTAGCCCGGAAGCAATAGTTGCTTGTTGTGCTACATCCAAAAATCCCTTAACATCATTAGCTTTAACTCCAGCAGACAGAGCTTGATACATTGAATTTGATATATTGTTAGCCGACTGCCCATATTTTTCTGACAAATCCAATACATCTTTACTTAATTTATCTTTAGTTTGCTGTGAAGCATTCGGCAACATCGTGTAAACCATGTTCATCCCCTTTTGGAATTCTCCTGAAGCTTGTACCGCTTTTATACCGAATCCAGCAGTTGCGGCAGTAAGGGCAGCTACTCCGACGACAGCTGCTCCAACAGGCCCAGTCGCAAGTCCAGCAATTCCACTTAGAGCAGAACCTAATGCTCCTACTCCGCCGCCACTTGCACCAGCCTCAGCCGATGCCTTCGCAATATCCTTTAACTTGCCAGCAAAATTTCCTATACTTCCACCAAGACCCCCGGTCAGAAAAGAAAAAGCCTTTTTTCCAAGACTTCCTATTTTTTTCAAAGGTTCTATTAAAAATTTAAGTTTTCCGCCTATCGCACTTATAAGCGAAGCTACTTTACCGCCAAAAGCTTTCATTAGTGAATTTCCTGTTCCCTCGGCAGCAGGTTTTACTTTCTTGATTTGCTCTCCACTTTTTCCCGCTTCGTCCCCTAGTTTTTTCACATCATCAGAAGCCTTTTTAGAATTACTGGAAAGTTTTTCTGTATCTGTTGCGGTCTTTTGTGCGTCATCTCCTAGTTTTTTTACTTTTTCTCCTGAAGAGTTAGCACTATCTGCCGCTTTTGATAAACTTTCTCCTAATTTTTCATTACTAGCTGAACCTGTTTCAGCCGCCTGTGACAATTCCCCGAAACTTTTTGCAAGTGAACTGAATTTTGATATAGCTTCGTCTATCCCGTCAACCTTGACTTCCATAGCCACGACATTTCCACTATCCGCCATACAACATCACCCCCATTTTAGAGTATTCGGAAAATCTCTCATTTTCTTTTTCCTGTAAAATCTCATAAGCCGCTATGTAATAATCCCAGATATAGCCGTCATGTATTTGGCTAAAATCAGCAGGTGTCCAGCCCTTTTGCATATAGTAAATAATCGCATTAAGTTCAGAATCAAAAATATTTTGACTTATTTTTTTTTTAATTCTACAACATTTGGATTTTTACTGCTTTCAAAAAGAGCGGTCTGTTTATTTATAACCAAAATTAATATTTCCATAATCTCATTATCGGTAAAAAAACTTTTAATAATCCCTGCTCTGCTTTGCGCTTTTAGTTCCACCATCAGCTCCCCTGCCAAATCTGTAAAATTAGGTTCCACGAAAGTATCAAATAGATAATCGCAAATAACAGCATTTGATTTTGTAATTTTTTCGGCAAATATTCGTTCTATTTCTTTTTTTGAAATAGTAAAATCCGTAATTCCAATTTTACTGCAAAGTTCTATAAAGGCTTTAAAGTCAGGAACTTTTAATTTAAAGACAGTGTCTTTGTAGCTTTCTAAAGTAAATTCTACCAATGATTTTTCTTCACGAATTTTATTCGCTTCTTCACGCCTTTTCAATAATTCCTTCAAATCCATATTGAATCATTTCTCCCTTCTAAATTAATTCAACCGCTTTAAGATTTATTGGAAGATAACCAATTTTCAATTCTTCGTCCATTTCTTCCCCACGCTTAGCTTCTATAGAAAACCCGTCCTTATTCCAGCAGTCAGTAATTCTAATTGCTTCAGCACCTGCAACATCAGGGTCGTCAACTTGGAAATATAATTCAAAATACACTTCATTCCCCTTAGCCAATTTTGTAAATTTCTTAAACCAGTTTGAATTTAACTTATATCTTTTAATAGTACCTTCCCCACTAGCACCGACAATTTTTTCACCTTTCTGACCTCCAGGAAGCCAAACTTCTTTTCTCTCTATTTTAGTCTCTATTTTCACTTCAGATACTTCCGCAAATACTTCTCCATCAATCATAAGCGTTCCATGTGAACCCGAGATTACCTGATTTGCCTTAAATATATCCATTCCTTATCATTCCTTTCCTAACTTTGAATTATAGCTTTTCCAAAAAAGTCTTCCATACAGTCAAGCGGCATTAACTCATCACATTTTGCATAAACTACATCAACCGTATTAATTCTACGAAGTTTAGCTTCACTCATTTTATCCACTTCTTCCTTCGATATACCTTTTTCTGTCATCAAATATAATTTGTGGCGCTCTACATCAATATCAAAAGAATTTGAATAATCAGGGTCTAATATTCCTTGATTCATAAGACTTTGAGTATAGGCATTGACTGCATTTAGAAAAGCCATTTTATTTAAATAGCCATTTAATCTTGCACCTTTATAGTCATTCCAAGACTTTTTCAAATCCTCAATTATTGTGAATAAACTTCTTACGACTTTAACCTTGCTGAATCTACGCTGTCTAGTTGTATCAGGCGTTATAAATGAAGTAACTCCACGATTAATCACATAGTAGCTGATTCCGCTGTCATCTTTTTGCACATTGACCGCTATTTTTCCTTGTTTAGTTATTTTACCTGGTTCAGCCGGAACATCACATTTTTCCAAGAATCCCATTTTCATATTTGTGATACTTCTTGAAATAGGACATCCCGCTTCCATACTAGCAATAGCAAGTGCAAATTCTTTATCGCTATAGGTATGACCGTTCACAGTTGCTCCTGTTATACCGCAATTTACCACTGCGTGATGGTCCGGCACTTTATCCGAAGCAACAAATACAAAAAAGTGGGCCTGGTCAAAATCCAGTGCTAATTTTCCCAATTCTGTGTTATGTCTACTTTTAGCGTAGCTTATTAAATTATCTGTCTCGCTTTCTGTTGCACTTGGTATAACTATACTGTCAACTCTGCTTTCCAAATCACTTAAGACATCTGTTATTTTTATTGATTCCCTTTCATCTTCCTTTACTCTTTTAACAATAACTTTATAAGGGCTTCCAACAAATGCCAAATCTTTTAATAAGTTAAAATTTTCAGTACTCCAGTCTGTCTGTCGCACATCCCCTCTGCTGTTAAAAGTGTAATCCCTGTCATCTTTTGTACTGTCAAACAGCACTACTCCTATGACTCCTTGCTCACTTCTGGCAATGGCAGTTCCCGCTCTTTCTTCGATTTCCAAAACAAACTTTGGACTTCCGTTCATTATTCATCACTCCTTTTACTTAAATATATATTCTTAGCTGGACTATATTCCTTCATATTGTCAATCGCATATTTTATTGGAAAACTTGTATCAAAAGTCCCAGTTATAAGACATATTCTCAAAGTTTCTTTTGCTTCTACTGATTTCAGTTCTCCAAATTGTAAACTCATTTTTTCAGAAAAGAATATTCTCCTGTTCTCATCTAAATTTTGTATTTTCTTTTGAATATCCAGCGCCTGTAAAATAAAGTTCCCCAAGTCATCCTGCACTTTAGGCTTTATGATATAAAAATTTAGCATTGCACTGTATTCTTTAGCATTTTTCACAGTAATTCCGTTTATTTCACAAATTACTGAATTTATCACAAAATCCTCGGCTTCCAAGTCATCTGTTATATAAAACGCATAATCAGGATAATCTTTTTCCAGCTCTTCCTTAAATTTTTTAAATACTATGTCAAACATCACATCAGCTCCTAAAATCTATAAATCCGTCCGTATCTATTGTCGTTCAAAAGACTTGAACCGCTGCTATCTTCAGAACTTCCTTTCAAACTTTCCAGTAGCTTATAGAGTGTATCTCTCTTATCTTCTGAAATTTTTTCTTTCTCTAGGCTTTCATATATTTTCCAAGCCACATAAAGCTCATTTAATACTCTTTTTGTTTCGGAATCCAAAAATTTATATTTCTCATCACCTATGAAAATTGTTACAAAAATTTTACAATCCGGGACAAGCTGATTATTTATATAATTAATAAATTCTTGAGCTGTCCTTTTGGAATATCTGCAAACTTCAATAGATACGACTTTAGGAATATAGGATATTTTTTCTAACAACTTTTCATCAAGTTCAGGAGTAGCTCCATTTTCAGAAGTTCCTCCCACCTTTTCCAGCATAATCAATCACTTCCTATTTTGAGTTGGGAACAATAGCGATGCTGTCCACATTAGAAATTTCATATCTAACAATAAAATCTTTAATAGCAACTACTGGAGCAAATGCTGATTTGCAGAACATTTTAGCTCTTGCAGTCTCTTTATTGGCAGCTGTTTCATCCAGTATTTCCTGTCCAACAAATACAAAAGGCTTTCCTGTCGCATCCACCGCTTCAAGTGCCGCAAATACAGGAACTAAAGCATTGTCATTTGATAAATAAATCATATTGTCAGTTGCAATATCTCTTCCATTAAAGTCTTGAGCTGTTCTTAACTTAGAAATTCTTTGTCCTAGCAAGTCTAAATAAACTTGCTTTTCATCAGCAGATAGCCCAATTGAATTGGAATAGGCTTTTGCAACTTCAATAAATTCATTGTTTTTGATTAACTTATCAAATAAAGTTCTCCCTAATTCAATTCTGTCTGGCATTACCCCATTTTTTTTCTCATAGTCATCAATTATGTCAAAGAAAAAAGTAACCCAGTTATTAATTTTCTTGGCATCTTTTGCAATTGGATTATTGAATTTAAAATCAATTTCAGTTTGAGAATTTGCTTGAACATATTTCCCTTGCAAGAAAGCATTAGCAGCCATTTTTTCCTTAGTTTTCAACATCGCATTTTTCAATTTTAAAAGCAATCTGTCTTCCTGATATTTTTGCGGATCAACCATTTGACCATTAATAAAGGTAGCAGTTCCACCATTCATAATAGGTTTTAATTCATAAGAAGCAGCCACAATATCAGGCGTAATTGCCATACTTTCCATACCATTTACCTTTATGAAAGGAATCTCGCTCCCACGCTCAATAATACTTGCTTCAACCAAGTAATCATTCAAATCTTTTAAAAGAATAGTTTCATTGTCGCTCATATATTCAGGATTTGCATTTCCAAATCTGTCCAGGTAGTGCGTCTGCACCTTCGGCTCTACAACCGCATATAAAGCCATTAATTTTAATTGTATATCGTTTAACATCTATAATCATCCCCTCTGTTATTTTGCTTCAATATTATCAAATCTTACATTTATTCCGTATTTATCCAGGTTATCAAGTGCCGCATAATCTGTATCAGCCACTCCAACAACAAGTTTTCCATCAATATCACTAGCCCTTACAACTTGAATCTTAACATCTTCAGTTGTCGCATCCACATCTTCATCCACACCGACATAAAAAGTTTTTGGCAACTTACCTCCAGGTGTGCTGGAATCATATTTCTTATATTTCCCAGTAGTTGTATCATAAACCAATGCCTGACCGTATTTTATAACTTCACCTTGTGCCAATGTAACCGTTTTTCTTGGAAAAAACTCATTTAGCACAATATCTTTTTTCTTATCTTCACCATAAAATTTAACTCTATTTTTCACATCCACCACTCCTTATTTAATATTGTTTCTAGCTTTATATCCTGCTATTTCATCGGCTATCATTTGCTGCTGTCTTGAAACTTCGTCATCATCGCTGCCAAACTCCAGCGGCTTATGCCCACCAAAACTTGGCAAGTTTTCAAACAGTTTAGATAAAATATCGCTCGACTTAACTGACTGGTTATTGCCGTTTACAGAAAATTCAACAACGCCGTCATTATTTTCAAAAGATTGTTTAACAAACTCTTCAATCCCTAATTTTTTCAAGGCAGGTGTTATTTTATTGGAGTTTTTCAACATAAATTCTCTTATTTCCTGCTCCCTTGCGAACTCTTTTTTAACTTCCGCTCTAATTTCATCTTCAGTTTTATCAGGCCCTTTATCTTTTGGAATCTCAACTTTCTTCAATTCTTCTTCAGACAAGGTTTTCAATACTTCATTGACTGCTTTTATCTTGTCTTCACTTCCAGCTTCCAACAATTTTTTCAAAAAATCTTCAAAATTCATTCCGTCTTTCCCTCCATTATTATTTTTACCTTCGGCACTTCCACCGTCGCTAAATTCAATTATGTTATTTTGATTAATCCAATCCATCTCAAATCCTTGAGAAAACTCTCCATCAGCAAAACTTCCGCTATTGCTGACAGCAGGTTCAACCCCAACAGGAAGTGCACCAACACGAGTTATCTCCCCATTTTCAATCTCAACAGAAAGCCTGTCGACCTTGCGGTTCTTAAATTCTTTTCTGTCAAATATTTCAACATTATCAGCAACTATCTCATCGCCTTTAACATTTATACCTTTGAACTTCCCAATAACCGGAATTTCATTTCTCAATACTCCAAGTTTTGTAAACTCGCTTGTATGATAAGGGATTATATCCAACTCTTTCTTATTATTGACAAGATTAGCTAAATGTTTATTATCCCATTTACCTTTATTACCATAATCTCCAGCTTTGAATAACACAAAAGACATATTTTTTGCTCCTTTCCTTTTAAAAAATTTATATAATAAAAAAATCACGACTAAATTAATAATCGTGACCTTTGTAAAATTTAATTATTTCTCTAATTCGTGAATGTCATAATTCATGAATTGGATATATGCAAGAATTTGCATTTTTAATTCCTTAAGTTTTTCAATACTTTCTTCCAATTTCTTCACTTCAGCAAAGAATACCTTTCCAGATACACATAACTCGCTCTGCATATCTTTTATTCTTCTCCAATGTCTGCTGTCCTTAATGCTCTCCATATCAGGAATGAAGTATCTCATAAGTTCTTGTTTACTTTCTTCACTGACATTTTTAATCCTTTCAGCCACCTGCACAGCCTCATCCTTGTTCAGTATTGTCAAGCAGGACATGTATTTCTTCCCCTGATTCTCAGACTTGAACTCCCTCAAGTCATTACCTGATATTATATTTTTGTGTTCCAGTTTGCTCCCTATAGTTTCCCTGTCCTTTCCAAGAATCTCTGACAACTGAGACAATGTAATAACAATTTCTCCCCTAAATGTTAATTTCTTGGGTGCTTCAATTTGGATTACTTTTGTTTCATTTTCTTTTCTCTCATTTAATGCTTTTTCCATTCTATTAAACTCATTTATGTATGAGATTTTAAACTTGTTATGCCCCTGAATGTTGAACATGTAAAGAATAAATCCATCTTTGGTTAAGAGATATTCACGATAGTTTCTGTTTCTGCTATCCTTGTATTTACTTGTAAAAATCAATTGGCTCAAATTTGAGCTGATTGAACTTTCACAAATTTTATCAATATCTCTTATGATATTTTTATGTCTTCTATTCAATGCTTTGGCAATAACTCTACTACTTACAACTAATCCATAATTTTTATTTCTCTCTATTCTTACTAGATCTATGATATTTCCCATCGAATTCCTCCTAAAAATATTTGTTTTTTAAGAGAATATATAGTATAATGGTATTGGCGAATACATTATATGTATATATCCTCTTTTTCGTTACGAGAGAGAGGATTTTTTTTATTTCGCCTTTTTTATTATGATTTCTTTTGTTTCTTTATTGTATCTTACCTCTATTTCATTATCTTCTCTAGTTATATCCATATCTTCAACCCATTTACTATTCAATGTTATTCTTGGGGTATATCCACCTGCACCTCCTTTATTAAAGTTTACTTTCTTCATAATTTTGTCTTTCATATTCCCACCTCTTCCGTACGATAATTAATAATACCATTTTCGTACGGAAATGTCAAGAACTTTTTTAAAAAAAGCTGGATTTTTTTCTCACAGCTCTTTTCAAGTAATTTTAATTTGCAAAAGAAGTATTTTCCACTTTCCATTGTTCCAGCTTAACAGGAACCCAAAAACCATATATACCACCAGTTATTATAGTCAATAAGACCCATTTTATCCAATTTCCAAATAAACTTTCGGGCCTACCGCTAAATTTCAGCCTTCTCCCTTCTATTACAGTATGATCAATTTGCCATCTATACGACATACATGCAACCCAAGGAAAACCTAAACCAGCGGTAATTATTGATATAAATATACTTAGAATTGAGATTCCTACTAGTTCAGATACTTCCCCATCAAAATAAGTTTTGTTTTCCATTTCCTCCTCCTAAAAAGATTAAATTCTAAATTTATAAAGATTTTATAACATTAAAATTATATCCTACTTTTGGATGAAATGCAAAAGTCTTATAAAAATAATTTTTTATTAACAAGATAATCATTAATAATTTTTTTCAAATCCTCTTTATTTTTGTCACTGATACCGCTAAACTGCCGCTTAGGAATAGTTACCGATTTGGCAAAGTAATCAGTGCCGCCGACTTTAAAATGTAGAACTTTAGCATTCTTAGGCATTATAGTTCCACCTCTATCGTGAATCCCTGCATAAACTAAATTACTGAATATTGAAACACTGTTTCCCTTTATCGTAGCTGTCCCCAAAGAGCCTTTAAGCATTCCTGTGTCATTAAGCGGTTTCCCTTTTCTGATTTTCAAAGAGGCCCACGCATTTCCCAGATAATCTGTTCCGCTGTCAAACCTTTTTCGCATTTCATTTTCCATATAAAACGCTATCTCATCAAACATTTCTTCCTTACTGACGCTTCCAAGTCTTTCCTTAAAACTGGAACCTACACTATCAAGATTGGTTGTTATAGTAATTCTCATAATATATCCTTTCATATAAAAAATCACAGCTAAATTAATAACTGTGACTAGTTTTCAGTAGCTATTCGTACCCGTACTCTTTTTCTTCTTCCTCTGTTAAAAAACCGTCATTAGCCGAATCGAATGCCTCAGAAATTATTGCTTTTATTCTTTCTTTTGGCGTCATTTTTGCAAATCTTGCATTTCTTTCCTCTTGAGTTTCTTCAGGTTCAAACATGTCATCAGAAATACCTTCTTCAAATATTTTTAGAGCTTCGGTTAATGATTTTTTTCCTTCCATTCTTTCCACAACCTTTCTATAAACTTCCCTACTTCATTCGCTATTTCTCGTGGTTTCGGATTATTGTTGTATTCGCTCCATACTTCCGCAACAAATTCTTCTCTCTTCGTTAGAGCATACCTTGATAAACCTTCTTTTATTTCTTCCTTATGCCATTTAAAGAAATCTTTTACATTTTGTTTGTCAGAAATATCCAACAATTTGTCAATTTGATGCCCAAATTCATGGTCGAAAATTGATTTCATTGTATCACAGCCAACAGGTTTCCATCCGTTAGCAACTTGTCTTTTTCTTTCAGCAATCACATTATCATAATTGCTATAGTAATTTGAGTTCAATGATATTCCAGCATATTTGTTTATTATTTCTATAATTTCGTTTTCAGCCGGATCATCCCCAAACTTAACACCATACAAGGCTTCCGCTGTTCGATTATTCTTAATTTTCAAGCTACCTAAAATATCGTTTATCATATCTTTCGCCAATCTATTGTTCTTAGCATAATTTCTCAATTCTGCTTCCAGTAATTCATTTCTCTTCTGTATACTTCCGACAAACTTAATCTGTTCCGCAACTTCAGGATATTTACCCTTCATAGCCGCAAGTCCACGATTCCACTCATTAGCACAGCGAACATCAATACCAGTATAATCCGCTTTCACTTTCAATACTTTTTCAGCATAGCTATTCGCTTCTTTAACTGTCTTTATCGAGTCAATTATACTACTATCGCCATCTTTTTTCAATGGTTTGGCAACTACAAAATCAGGAATGTCAAACTTATCAGCAAATGCTTCCACCTTTTGCCTATAACTATTCTCAAGTGTTTCTATATAGTCAACATCGCCTATATTATCCGCAAAACTTCCCACATCCAAGCCAATGTCATCACCGCTTACAACTTCACTCGGATCTACTTCATCTTCAGTTAAGGACACGGTATAGCATCTGCAATTAAATCCATTTGGCGGAAAGTATTTGTCAGCTTCAGGCGTTCCCACTTTAAATATTTTCCCGTCAAGTTCCTTTGTATGCTGCTGTTCTCTTCCATCTAAAATACCGCAGTAGCGATAATATGGATAACGCTCTTTGTACTTGTCAACCTTCAAATGAATACCAGCGTTGTAGGCATGATTCATATTTGTTCTGAATACGGTTTTTAAATATCCCTCATTTAGCTTTAATCCGCTCTCTGACAGTATTTTATCAACATCTTTTTTCCAGTCTTTAAATGTTCCGCCATTCTCGAGTGTATTCGACATCTGCTTAAATATTTTTTCTGTCACATTGACATCTGTAACCTTCTTTATCCAAAAATACTTTTGCCGCGAATAATCCATTTCTTTTTCCACATCAGTGTATAAGGCGGGATGTTTTTTCAGGAAATTATCAAGTGCAGCATTCTTTGTCTTGGTTCTAGTATTTGCAAATTCTGTTACTCCGCTATCGACCATAGCGGCATTGTCGAATCCCTGCAAAGTCGACATCAGCATTAAGTCTTCCAGTATATTTTCATAGTTAAAGTTCAAGTCATAAAAATCTGAAATATCTTTAGATTTTTCTATCTTTTCTCGTACAGCTTTTAATATATCCTTCTGCCATCTTTTAAAATTATTTTCAACAAATCTGTTAAATCTAGCCTGATTCCTTTCAATTAATTTTCGTTTCTCATTTATTTTATTGATGTTCAGTTTTTTTTTACCTTTGGCGAACTCACTTACTTCAGCCTTCTCTACTTCCACCAAGTCAATCACATCCACGCCCAGCATTTCTGCTATCTTATCTTTAGTGAAAGCATATCCGCTCTCCATAATTTTAACTATAGAGTTCACTTTCTCAGTCATAGTTTTCGCTTTCTTATCTTCCAGCTCCAATGTTTCTTTTTCGTCAATCTCTTCGACAAACTTAAAATAAAACTTGCTGGGGTCGTACCCATACAAGACAGAATCCAGCTCGATAAGTTTTTGAATCCAGTCCCTAATCTTTTTGACTTTAGATTCTATCTTATAATTTTGCTGTTCCTTATGAACTTCACCCAAGGCCCTGTTACCGCTATTACCATCCACTCCAACTACTAATGTACTTCCAAGTAAATATCTCTGCACGGCTTTTGACTTCTCGCTTAATAATTCCTGATAGATTTCAGGTTTCAAGTCATCTAATTTAATAAATTTTATGAAGTCATCAAGCGATTTCTCCCCGGCACTCGGTACTGCCAGCACATCTTTACCTTTAGCATTTTTTAAATCTTTGGCCTGTGCTTCCACATCTTTTTGCCTAGCTTTAATAACTTCTGGCGGATCTGTTTCAACAGCAGGTTCATAAGCGAATACCGTTATAATGTCCCCATATTTTTCTATAATCGCATTTAACTTACTCTCCAAATGCTCTTTAGCCTTGAATACTGGAACAAGCGGCAACAAATCTGAACTTCCCTGTAAATTATCCAGTCTTTCTTCATTAACGCAAACTAAAAAACGGTTGGGTTCTTTCGCAATAACAATCTCACTATCACGAGTTTTAATCATCCAACCGTTATCCTTGTTATATTTTATATATTTATTCGGCAACAATACCAAATCATCAATCACTGTCCCGCCTGTATCATCTTTTCCATATATAATCTCAAATATAGATTTCTTATGTATTTCCGCTCTCAGCACATTTTCCAAAAGTTTAACCATATTAAAATTATTAAATCTTTCTTGAATGCTTTCAGCCGTTTCCAGATACTCAGGCGCATCCGTCTCAATTTTCCACTCTTTAGATGTTACACTTTGTGTCATAAGCTGTATAGCCTGTGCCACATCGACATCAGCCAACATCTTCTGCAATGTTTCATCGTCAATATCTCCGCTATAAGAAACCGAACCAAGCGATATTATTTCTTTTACCAAAGCACTTACTACATTTTCCCTGATACTCACATTTCCTCCTTTCTACACACTTATAAATTTTCTAATATATCTTTTTGAATTTTGAATCAAATCATTTATAACAATACCTGCATAACTGCACACATCAACAGCATCATCATGCAAAGCATTTGGAAATTTTAAAAGTTCCTCTTCAAGCTCAAAAAGTTTATCTAAATTTTTATTAAAATAAACTTTCCCATTTTCAAACATAACTGATATGTTCAAGGCCCTTGTCATTTTATCTGTATCGGCTTTCAACTCCTTTAAGGGCATTCCCTCTCTGTTCGCCTGCTGAATTATCCCAATACCGCTACTTTTGCTCTCAATAGCTTGAAATCTCAACTTATATCTGTTCCTAAATTCCTTAATCACATTCCATTGGTCAGGAACTTCTAATCTTTCAAGCATTAAATCAACTAAATACAAGTTCCATTCCCTGTCGCACATAAAAGTAGCGATTGCCGTATAATCACTATTTTTTCGAGTACTCATAGCGGTATCTATTGTTTGAAAATAAAAGCAATCTTTCACATTTACATTTTTATCAGAAGTTTTGATGAAGTCATTATCAATATAAAAATATTTAAAGTACTGCCGTTTAAAAAGTCCGCCGTCTTCAATTTGGGGCCTCTGCTGATAAAGTGCCGCAAATTCACGGCTACCTATCGCCTTTTTAATATTTTTAAGTTCTTTCAATCCGTACCGTTCTTCCCATAACGCCTCCCCAACATTTCTTCCTAAAATATCATTTTCTTCGGCAATCGCTGGAAGCACAATACTCTCAAAAACTTCTCCAGTACCGCTTTCCATCTCTTTAGAAATTCTACCGACCAAGTCATCCTCATGCCACCTGGTTTGAATAATTATAATCCCGCCACCAGGTGCCAATCTTGTCCGAATAGTTGACTGATACCAGGCCCAGACCTTGTCTCTTTGAAGTTTACTGTTAGCGTCTTCTCTATTCTTAAACGGATCATCAATAATCGTGATATGTGCCCCCTTACCTGTTGCACTTCCTCCAACACCTGTACTCACAACAGCACCACGATGTTCTGAAATTCCCCAGTTATCACCAGCACTCTTATCCCTGTCGATGATATTATTAAAAATCCCAGTCCCATTTTTACTGTGCTCCCTATAAGTATCTCTTGCTATTTTCCCAAAATCTCTAGCCAAATCCATTGAATAACTCGCAATTATAATCTCATAGTCAGGATTATTACCAATTATCCAAGCAGGAAATTTCTTCGTCATAGTTTCCGATTTAGAATGTCGCGGCGGCATACAAATATAAAGTCTTGGACTTTTACCAGCTTTCACATCTTCCAAAAACTGCTGGGCCTTATCAGTCAAAAACTGTATATGCCTAGAATTTTTATATCTTCCATTCCCATCAAAAATAAGGAAATCTAGCAAATTCCGTCGTGAAAGCTCCTTAGTTGCTTCCAGCCGTATCATTTCCATCTTATCCACTCTTACCACCAGCTAACGCTCTTAACTCTTCGATAGTAAGTCCAGAAAAAGGATTAGTATTTAATTGTCCTGACAGCTGCATTTTCTCAATATATTCACCATCCATTTTATTCAAAATATCCAAAGCCTTTAACCTGTCTTGTATTTTCTCTTTTCCATTTTTAATGACTTCCGTCAAAAATTCTCTTCTTTCAATAGCAGTCATTATCCTACTAGTTTTAGTTTTTTCTCGTAATTCTTTTATATATCCCACCAATGTCGTATTTCGTAGTAATTTAGGTGTATTCTGTCTTGCATATCTTTCTTTATATCCAGCTTTTATTGCGGATTCAGTAGCATTTCCACTAGCTACATAATATTCACAAAAAGCCTTCTGCCTTGCATTTAATTTCAATGCTACTACCTCCTCAAAAATAAAAATAAAAATAAAAATACCTTGCAATCCTAAGCGGCTGCCGAATCACAAGATGATATACTAAAAGTATTTATAAAAAAAGACAGCTTTTAAACTGTCTTAATTTCTAATATAGCTGATCAAATTCATCGGTCACTGATATTGATTATCAATTCCTAAAAATTCCAATATAACATATTATATCATATAAATGGGATATGTAAATACCACCTTTGGGACACCAATGGGACATTTTTGTCAAGTCCCTAGTCTAACAGGAGTTCAGGAAATAAACTGTATTGTAATTTTTTTACCAGTCTTGTTCTATTTCTTCCTATAGTTTTTCTATCTACATCAAAATCTTCAGCTATTCCATCAATAGTCCACTCCTTAAAATACCTAAGAATTATAATATCATAATACCCATCGTTTTTGATTCCTTCCAAAGCATTATCTACTCTGATAATTCTTTTTTCAACTTTTGCATTCTCGGACTTTAAATGTTCTATCCGTTCTAATTCCAACTCTGGAAGCCCTTCATACTTTTTTAACCCCCCTTGAACACTTTCAACAGGTTTTATCTTTTTTATTTTTCCTAATCCATTCTTTAGTATCTCGTTTATACGTTCGTTATTCTTTTCAATAATCCTTTTATAATTTGGATAAGCTCGAAGCATTGCTTCAGTTTCTTTATATTTATCTGTTTTACTTATTTGTATTAATCTTTCTGCGACTCTATCCGCAATTTTTTCTATATCTTTTTCATTCATATATTTTTTTATTCTTCCTTTCCACTGAATTTCTAGTACATTTTAATAAACATTCTATTAAACATCCCTTTTTTTGATTTCTCAAACAGCATTAACAAAGTTTCATCTGAAAAATTTTTATAATTAAAATTAAATCCATACACTTCTATTCTTTTATGCACATTCAATCTCTGCCTCATATCAACTTCCCATTTTAGCCATTTTTCTAATTCTTTTTTACTCTTCTTTCTAACTATTACACCATTTCCATTTTCACTGTAAATAATCACTTGTTTCAATCTTGTCTTCTCCTTCAATAATTTCTTTTAACTTCGGTTCTTCAAACAGTTCACTTTTAGCAATCTTACCTTTTTTTGCTCCTTTCGTGTAATAAACAGGTTGTCCATTCTTATCTAATTTCGTCATATTAGAACGATGAACTTCTTTAAATGCTGTAAGAAATATCCCATTGAAATTATTCTTCTCAATTTTGTCGCATATCTCTGCCAATTCTGAATCCGCTGAATCAAAATATAGTATTCTCGCAACAAGATCGACATTTCCTTTACATCGCTCCAATAATGTTCCTATATACACATAAGCCATATCCGCAACTGCATCCAGTTTTCCTACTGTATCATTTTCTATTTCGGCTTTCATGTACTCTGTTTTCTCTTCCATAAGCAGTAAATCTCTTAAATGCTCCCTCTCTTCCGTCATATCCTTATTTAAAAATTCTTCCTGCTTGAAAGCCAAATAAAATTCCTTGACCATTTTAGCCATCATTTCCCACTGTTCCATCTATTTCTCCTCTTCTTTTTTATATTTTTCAATTCTTGCCTTCAGACTTTGTAAAAGTTCTTCCTGAACATCTCCTTTGCTCTGCAAGGCTTTCATTACATCCTCGTCCCTTGTGTCCTGTGTTACAAGGTGGTGGATTATAACCTTTTCCTTCTGCCCCTGCCTGTGAAGCCTTTTATTCGCCTGCTGGTAAAGTTCAAGGCTCCAGTTAAGCCCAAACCATATCACATGGTTTCCGCCGTCCTGAAGGTTTAAGCCGTATGCCGCACTTGCCGGATGTGCCAAAAGTATGTCGATTTTCCCACTGTTCCAGTCTTTTTCATCCTCAGGGGTTTTAAGCTGTCTTACTCTTAATTTTGATTTCGCCAATGTCTTTTTTATTCTTTCCAAATCATGCTGAAAGCTGTAAAATACTAAAGCAGGTTTTCCGTTAAGCTCTTCTATAAGTTCCATAAAACGTTCAATCTTGCAGTCGTGAATCTTATGAACCTTACGTTCTTCATCGTAAATGGCTCCATTTGAAAGCTGTAATAATTTTCCAGTTAATGCCGCCGCACTTGCAACTGATATTTCTTCGGACTCGTTCAGTTCTAAAATCATCTGCTTCTCAAGTTCCTCGTACTGCTTTCTTGACTTGCTGTCAAGTTCAACCGGAATTGTATTGTAGGTTATGTCTGGAAGTTCCAAATAATCTTCTGCCTTCATCGAAACACATATATCGCTTATCTTGTTCATAATTGACTTGTCTGACCCTTCCTTCAGTTCATATTCCCCAAAAGGATTTCCGCCATATTTTGAATAGTTAAAATACTTCTCACGAAAAGCTGTTATATTCTTTCCTAGTCTTTCTCCCTTATCCAGCAGATATATTTGTGCCCAAATATCTTTTAGTCCATTTGGTGCCGGTGTTCCTGTAAGCCCTACTACTCTTTCTATTTTCCCAAGTACAAGTTTCAATGCTTTAAATCTTTTGCTTGCATGGTTTTTAAAACTTGAAAATTCATCAATCACAACCATATCAAACGGCCAGTCATTTTTATAATACTCAACAAGCCACTGGACGTTTTCACGGTTTATCACATAGATGTCTGCAGGCGTATTCAATGCCGTTATTCTTTTCTTCTCTGAACCTAGCACTCTTGAAAATTTTAAGTACTTCAGATGATCCCATTTTTCTGCTTCATTAATCCACGTGCTTTCGGCAACCTTCTTCGGTGCTATTATCAGAACTCTGTCAACTTCAAACCTGTTAAATTTAAGCTCATCAATTGCCGTAAGCGTTATGATTGTCTTTCCCAGTCCCATATCAAGTAACAGTCCAACATTTGATGTTTCAATAACTTTCTCAATGCAGTATTTCTGATAATTGTGTGCCTTGAACTTCATTTTTAATCCTCCTTCCAGTTAGAAAGTTCAGTTTCCAATACTCCATCAACCATTTCTTTGGAATCCACCACATAAACTCTTTGCCCTAATTTAGTTATTTTTGTAATCTGATTTACTTGCAAGGCTCTTGGCTTCTTTCCAGGGGATTTCAGTTCAACAAAGAATATTTTTCCGTTTGGGAGTAGGCAAAGCCTGTCTGGCACTCCTGAATTTCCAGGACTTGTGAATTTATATGCAGTCCCTTTTTTATTTTTCACTTTTCTAACTAGGTAATTTTCAATTTCTTTTTCTGACATTTCTACCTCCAAATTTTTATAGAACTACAAACTTTTCACGCGCGCGTATAGAGACTATTAAATAAAGGATTTATATACTCCATATACGCGTATTTATATCCTTTAATCTCTTTAATTCCTTTATTTTATACTCTATATAGAAAAGATTGTAGTTTTTGTAGTTAAATATAACCTAAGTACCATTAATAAAGGGTTTTATCAACTACAAAGTCAACAACAAAGTGCCAAACAAACTACAAAGTCCCTTTTTTTAGAGTTTTCTTAGAAAATAGCCACTTTGTAGTTTTTGGGGTACTTTGTAGTCGGAGTTTGTAGTTGGATTTTCTCTTTGCAGCCTTTAATTTTAAAAAGTTCCAAAAAGATTGTAGTTTTTGTAGTCGGTTTATTTATCTGTTCTTTTAAATCCTCTCTGTTGTCCGAAATCACCGTATTTCAGGGGATGTCTTATCCGCTCCCAGCCCTTTATATTTTCCAGTATTCCATTAATCTCCATGCTGTCTGAATTTCTTATGTACCCTTTTTTCATTCCAAAGCACTCAACTAATATTTCAGCCGAACATACTCTGTCTCTAGGAACCAATTTAATATCTTCGGTATTGTAACCACTATAAAAACCCTTTCTTCTTTCTGAATCCCATTTATGCCAGTCTTCAGGTATTTCTTTTTCCAAAAAATCTATTATGATACCTTCCTTTGCATTTGAAATTCTATGTTCTTCCTGTTTCTGCTCCGCTACCTTTAATGCTTCTCCAGTTAAAAATAAGTCCGTTCCAATAATATAATTTGTATAGGCTTCCGCCCATATCTGGTCAACTTCAATGTCAAGGTTTTCCCAAATGCTCTTCTTAGGTTTCACAATCCCAACTTCAACTGGCCAGAACCTCCTGTTCCCCGTCCTGTCCCTTAGAAACTCCGAATCATTTGAAGTTCCAAAGAACACGCAACGTCTAGGATATTTCTCTGTAACTCTCCCGTAAGCCTTACGGTATATGTCGTCCTGCTTGCTTAAAAACTGCTTTATCAAATTAGTTTCACTTCGATTAAATCCTGTAAGTTCTCCAAGTTCATTAATCCATGTTCCCTGAATCATTTCAGCGGCTTCCTTGCCCTCAAAAGTCTGAAGGCTGTCAGAATACCAATTTTTTCCAAGTTTTGCCAAAAACGTACTCTTACCAATTCCCTGTTTTCCAGTGAATATCGGCATATAGTCGTACTTTACTCCACCCTCAACGGCTCTTGCAACTGCAGCCGCCAAAGATACCTTCATCACTTCCCTTGTATAAACGCTGTCCTCTGCACCGAGATAATCTCTTAAAAGTGTTTCCACTCTAGGCTTGCCGTCCCACTTGACGCTCTCCAAGTAATCCCTTACGCTGTTGTATCGTCTTTTATGAGAAACAAGCAGAAGTGCATCGTTAACTTTATTTTCTCCAGTAAGGCCGTATCTGTTTTCAAGATAGTTCCTTAAACCGCTGTCATCCACTTCCTCATACTGCCTTACTTCGTTTCTATTGTCCCATGGCGTAGTTCCCACAACCATTGCCCTGTTCGCAAACTCATCTATTGCAAATCTCCCTTTTAAATTTATGTCGTTTTCCAATACAATTTCTATATTTTTTATAGTCTTTAAATATTTCCCATTCTCATTTTCTGTCAGCAGGTTCATCCACTCAACATCTGTATCCTCGTCATCAATTGTCGTAAAATCCTGTGCCGCCTTTTCGTACCGTTCTTTATTCAGTATCGCTGACACTTCTTTTATTTCCCTTGCAAGTCTCGACATTTCAGTAAATGAAGGCAGTTTGCTCGTAGGTGTTCCTTCCTTTGAATCTGCGTCCATATCAGAGAATTTATGGAGCCTTACCATGTCGAAAGCATTACATAGTTTTCCGCCACAAGGATCCGTTGCATGGTGCGAGTAGACAAAAACGTCGTCATATATTATAGCTCCGCCAAACGTGCTTCCTTGAGTGTACGTCATCCTTTTTCCATCATCTGATATCTCATACTCTTCCGGAATAAACTTTTCCACTGCTTCAGCTATCGTGAAAGTTTTGCAGAAGGCCCCAATCAGTCCGCTTTTCTCTAGTGGGTTTTCCTGTTTTTTAAGAAGCCTTTCTGCAACTTTTTCAGATCCAGGAACTTGTGGCCACTCACTCATATTTTTCCAGTCATCGTATAGATTAAGTGTACCGTCAACCGATACAGGCGGGTTTTCAAGGTTAAAACTATAATAAATTTTATAGTTCACATCCTGCGAACAGCTTGGCCAGAACATCAGCCTTGCAGGTTCAAAAGTTGTAGGGTCGCACATTTCAATCCCTAATCTTTGGGCAACTTTTCTTGATACGGGTTCATACTCGTCGGGTGTCATATCCCTGTCTGCAAGGAACATAACTCTCAATCTCGGAGCGGCTTCAGAGTGCTTACGGGTGAGATGTATCACATACGACACATTCAAATCTTTGACTTTTTCCATAACTTCTTTTGTTTTCCCGCTTGGAATGTTGTCAAGATCCAGGGTGATTAACGAACGGCTTAACAAGTTTGTATTTTTACGTTTTCCGTCCTTCAGTTTCCCAGCAACGAATCCTCCGACATCTTTCAGGTTATCCTGCTGTGATTTTTTTAGTTTCATAAACTTTTCATACGTTTCAGTTGTCCTTGTAGGATTTTCAAGCCTTTTAATAAATTCACTCCATAGCAGCTTTTCAGTTTTCCAGTGTGTTTCTCTCCTGCTTCCAGCGGTCGATATTATTATCTCTCTGTTTGTCATTTTTCCTCCTTTCAACTAATCTTTTTTATAGTACATTGTTTCAAAGCCGTCAGCCCTTAATATAAGCCCCTCAGCCCATTCAATATCCTGTCCCATTATCTCGCACACTTCATCCACAGTCGTTTCCATAGGGGCTTCTATAACCACCTCATCGTGAATGTGCATTACGATTTTAAATCCTTTTTCAGTTAATCTTTTAATTGATACCGCAAGGCAGTCTCTTGCGATAGCCTGAACTACATTTTCCGTTAATTTTCCGCCATAAGTATCTGTTGTTTCCCATTTTCCGCTTGTCTGATTACTTGACTTGTAAGTAATAACTTGCGACCCCCAACTGTTTTCCCTAGTTCCAGGGTTAGCATAGTACAGTTTACGACCACTTGGAAGTGTTATAGTAAAAAAGTCCATACCATTTGCCAAATCACCTTCCTTGCTTAGTAACAGGTCTTTTACCACTACCCTTGAGCCTGATTCAATTACATCTACTGCGGCGTTTCCAAGGCTGTACCATAGGTCAACTATTCTGCGGTTTGAATTTCGCCACATCCGTACTATTTCAGGCAGCTCTTCCTGAGTAAGCCCCATGTCTATCGCACCCATTGCAGTCAATGCACCTGGTCCACCTTGATATCCCAATGCAAGTTCAGCAATTTTCCCTTTCTGTCTCAAATGATAATTTTCTTTGCCTTTTGCGATTGATTCAATTGGAACTCCGAACATCTGTGAAGCTGACGCTTCGTAAATTTTTCCGTGAGTCCTGAATACTTCAGTTCTCCACCGCTCTCCAGCAAGCCAGGCAATCACTCTTGCTTCTATCGCCGAAAAATCTGCAATTACAAACTTCTTCCCTTCCTCCGGAACAAAAGCTGTACGGATTAGCTGTGACAAAGTATCAGGTATGTTGCTGTATAAAACGCTTAACGTGTCAACATCTCTTCTTTTTACTATTTCCCTTGCGTCGTCAAGATCTGCCAAGTAGTTTCGTGGAAGATTCTGAACCTGGACAAGCCTCCCAGCCCAGCGTCCAGTACGGTTGGCTCCGTAGAACTGCAAAAGCCCTCTCACTCTTCTGTCGTTTCCAAGCGCTTCTCTCATTGCCACATATTTTTTAGTACTTGTCTTGCTAAGCTCCTGCCTTATTTCAAGCACTTTCTTCACATCCCCTGAAGTCTCATCAATCAGTTTTTTCACAGTTGCTTTTTGCAAGTTTTCTACTTCTACTCCATTTTCTTTTAACCATTTCGACAATTGAGCCGTACTGTTTGGATTGTCCAGCTTTGTTATCTGTCTTGCAGTTTCCATTAAATGTTCATTCCAGGTACCACTTACATACAAGGCACTATCGACAAGTTCCGTATCAATCTTGATCCCATTAGCATTCATTCTTATGTCGGTTCTCCACAAATCCCATTCAAATTCAGGAACAATGACACTTCTCAGTTTGTTGGCAATTGCCATTTCTGCCACAACATCCTGCCTGTTATACTCGACATACAGTTGCCATTTTTCAGGTTCGTGGTGGGGCATATTTCTAGTTCTCTCACCATTTCTCTTTGAAGGCTTGCAGGGAACACTGAAGTATTTTATAAGAGCCTTCCCTGTTGCTGATTTTTTCTTGTCATCCTTAAATCCTAGTGCCTTACCAACTTTTTCCAGTCCGCCAGGATAGCCTGCATAATAGGCATGAATCATTGTGCACTCCCACTGATTTAATGATGTCGGATACCCAGCCTGATTAAGGCAACTCCACTCAAATGCAGCATTGTATGCACGCAGTAGAGTTTTCCCATCGTTTAATCTTTCAATTATTTCATAGGGGATTTTTTCCCCTTGAGCCAGATCTACAACTTTTACATCAGAACCGTTTAGCGAATAAGCAAAAAGAAGGATTTCAAAATCATGGCTCTGAGCATATTTATAAAGCCCCGCTTTTGCTATGTCCACACTGCTGAACGTTTCAATATCTATGTTTAATACATCCATCTGATTTTTATCCTTCCTTAGTTTGAAACAACCACGCAGGATAAACCCACGTGATTATCTAAATTTCTATTAATATAAAGCGTCATCTTCATCATCGACAACATCAAAATCCTGTTCAGCGGTTCTTCCACCTGCAAGGCTTTCTCCGTCCTTAATCTTCTGTACGTTTCCTAATCCTGCACCTATTCCTTTTTTCCCTTGGAACAGATATGGGAAGAAATTAACAGCCACATTTGCATAACATCCGCTGTAAATTTCACTCTGATCTGTTATAGGCTGTACTCTTCTATCAACTACTTGCGGAGGATAGTCAACTTTTGCAGAGGCTGTAAACACCCAATGCCCTTTACACTCAGGACCAAACGGGTCTCCGCTATTATTCACGCCATCTCCGTCCCAAATTGGGGTAAATACTGTATTTGGCATTTTTCCTCCCCATTTTTCTGATACTCCTAACTCTGTAGCCGCTTTTATTGCCGCATCTATTTTCTGCTTTGTTTCCACATCAGTTTTTGGCACAAGAATCGTTGTACTAAATTTCTCCTCTGCCCCTGGTGTAGCCGCATGCGGTTTAAATACATGCACATAGCTTAATCTCCCTCTTACTGTTACTCTAGTTCCATTTAAATTTTCCATTCTAATCATCCTTTCCATTATTGTCTAAATTTATAAAATCATCACTTGCATTGATTACATCATTTACATACGGAGCCCTTTTATCTGACTCCGGCACTAACGTAGGTTTACCTTTAGGTTTTATTATGAAATCCCCTACATACTCATTGAAATCTTTTTTCCCTACTACTCCCTCAAGCTGTGTCAACGTAAGCACTTTTCTTTCATACATCAGCTCTTCTGCAACTCCTTTTTCCTTCAGAACTTCCATTGCCTTCTCGGTATCTGAAAACGTTCCTTCCTTCAACAACTTTCCATCCTGGCACGTACTCTCCTCGAAGTATTGCTTGCTGGCAGTAATTCTCAATATCCTTAACCCATTTTACGACATCCCTTGCCCTGTTAAGAATTTCCCCTATTTCTTCATTGCTTAAAATATTCCCTTTAAGCTTCATTTCTGTTTCAAGCGACATATTGGCTTCCGCTCTAGCCCTGCATAAAGCTCTCGCCCTACAGAACGTGCATTGTCCGACCTTAAAATCACCTTCACCTTTGAATGCTTTTTCAGCATTGGGCTTGACTTCGTTTTCTGCCCATTTCATAAGTTCGTCTGCTGAAATCTCAAATATGCTTACGATGTCCAGTCTCGGCTGTATAATTCCCATATTTATATTTTCAATGTCATTGAACAGTGAAAATTCAAGATAAGCTCCTAGTGAATAAAGCATAAGCTGTGGGTTGTCTTCTGCCGATACAGGCACACCTTTCCCATACTTTAAATCTCGTATGTACAAAGTGCCATTATCTACTGTAACAAAGTCGCAAGTTCCAAAGCCTTCCGGAACATACTCGCTAAAGTCAACTTTTTTTTCAATCTCAGCTGTACCTGGCTTGTCAAACGACATCAGAAGCTCCTTTATATTATCCACATAAACATCCGTATAGTTTTCCATTTCAGGTTTGTACAGCTTATGAGACTTCAGCTTTTTCATTTTGCTGTTGAATGTACGAAGGCTCATAGGTTTTAAGTATTTTGTCAGTTTCAGCTCCGATATTTCATGAGCTAAAGTTCCCTCTTCCGCATACTCGCTTGAACAATCAGGGAACATGTCCTCAAGCCTTGCACTTGGGTTGCAGTTCATCCATCTGCTAGCCCCGCTTGCACTAAGCAGGGCATGGTTTCTATCCTTGTGGTTTCCTTCCATTAGATTCTTACTCCTAACTCTCTTAAATTATCCGCAAAACTTTCGTAGTTTTTAGGATCCAGGTCATCCAGTTTTTGTATCTTGTAAATTTCTCTTATGAGATTTCTTAATTCAGCACCTTTTCCAAGTCTTGACATTTCAGCACATCCAGCTCTTAACTGTTCAAGTGTTAAAGATGGAACAGCCGCTGATGGGACACTTGCTTCTTCTTTTTTAGGCGCTTCTGTTTCTACAGTCTTGGCTTCTGCTTTCGGCTTCTCCTCAACTTTCTTTTGAGCTTTTTCCACAATGTTCTCAGACTTTTCCGCAGTGTCATTTTCCGCTTCAACTTCTTTTACATCGTTAGTCTGCCAATTTTTCATCTCTTGTTTAGCATAATCATCTTCTGCAGGTGTCAACTGCATAAATTTCTGAATTTTTCCAACTACTGTCCCGGCAGGATTTGTAATTGTCGTAGTATTCCCAAGTGCTAATAACGCCCTTGAAAAATCTTTAATTATTGGTTTGCTTCCTTCTTCAATTTCAATCACTAATTTTAATTCCATTGTTCAATATCTCCTTCATCAATTTTATAATTTCATCTATTTTTCTTTCATTTGACAATTGTTTTTTTTTGTACTTTCAGTTTCATTATTCGGCACTTCCTTTATCGTCTTTTATGTACTCCTCAGCGCTTACCCATTCAATATTGTCAAATGCAAATTCAACCATTTTTGCAATTACTTCCACTTTGCTCCATCCAGTTTCATCTGAAACCGCATCAAGCAAGTTATGTGTCGCTTTCCTAATCCTGATAGGATAGCCGTAATCCTTTTCGTATCTTAATACTGGTCTTTTTGGTAGTTTTAACTTTTCTGCCATTTCTTTTATCCTCCTATAAGTTTCCTAAAATATAATCGTCAATTATCCCCAAGCTATCCAGCTCTTCCATTAATACTCTTAACCTGAACTCCCTCTTCAGCTCCTGAAGATTGTTGTAAATTTCTTTCCTATCGCTCCAGTCTATGTGTTCCCAGCCATCTATCTCACAATCAATCCTGTTAAGAAATTCCTCAACGTATTCATTATATGGACGGTATATATGTATTTCTTCCTTACTGGCAAGATATTCCAGATAGTCCCCTCTCTCAATTAATTCCGTCAAGGCTCCTTCTTCCCAGTCCCCTATGTTGTATTCAGTAAGTTCCAAGTCTTCAGCAAACTGGGTTAGAGTGTAGCCCTTGTCAAACTTCTTTTTCAGCATTTGAATCTGCTTTTCTGTAAGTCCTGAATTTTTCACATTGCATTTTTCCTTTCTTAATGGTATAATTACTTAGTTTATTTTTATATGTTGTCGATATTTGCAGTATCGGCATTTTTTTTTAGTATTCCCAAATCTTTCAGCATTTTTTCCTGAAGATAAAGCGGGAGCTTCTTAAACTCTTCCAAAATCCATTCTGACTTTTCTGAAACAGTTCCACGTACCATATAACATCTGCATAATGGATTTTTCCGTTTACTCCTATAGGAACATCAGTCAACGTTCTCATTTTCGATTTCCTCCCTTCTATCCCTGTAAAGCTCATCAAGTATCATATAGTAGTCTTCTTCTGATTCACATTTAATAGTTCCGTCTATCAAAAGTTCGTCTTCATCTGTTTGAATGCCAATCATATTTTATACCTCCGCTATTTTTAATTTATTCATTGAAGTTTCATTTTCAAAGCCGTTTTCCTGCTGTACCCAACCCATTTAATCTTAATCCCAGTCTCCTCAAATTTCAGAAGCTCCAGCATATCCTTTTTGGAGTCAGGTTCTCCGCCTTCTATAATGGCGTCTTTTATTTCTTCAAACTTCCTGTCGGTCTTTGTTATAAAGGTTTTAATGTACATCCTGTTGTTTTTATTGAAGTCTTTCAGTTTGTCCAGGATCTGCTTTTTAAATATCTCATAGTAGGCAAACAGTACAATCATCTCTTTCAAGGCCTTCTCAGTTTCTTTGTAATTGCTTTTCAGATATTTACCAAATCTGAACTTTAATTCCATCAGTTCCTTTTGATACATCTTGGAAAACTCAACAATCACAAATTCATTTTTAAAATCTTTTATCTTACGCTGGTTCGGATTCTGCAGATCCTCGTACTCGTATTCCTGTATGAGCCTGCTCACAGCCCTGAAAGTTCTTTGAATAATGTCCTCAAGCTTAAAAGTGCACCAGAGGGTATTTTTCTCAGTCAGCACAGGTATTTTTGTATCGCCATTTACAAGATTTTCGTCCGTAATGCCCGGTATGTTGAAATAATTTCTGTAATGCTTGCACAGATTTGACAACGCCATCATTGAGAAAACTTTTGTCTTTTCATTCTTCTGTGCTGAAAACTCTTTATAGTCCAGTGCCTTTGACACCAGTTCCTGCTTTTCCTTCTGCTTTCTTAATTTCCTTTTCAGTTTCATAACCTGCTCCATCATTTCAATTTTTTCTTAAAAAACCAATTCCACCAAAGAAGTACAGCCAGCAGTATTGGAAATACCAGGTTTCCTCCAGCAACCCATCGCCCTTTTTCCCTAATCACTTCCAGCTGTATAAGGACTGTTGCGGTTACTAGGAGCAATATTTTTATCAGATTTTTCACTGTCAGCATTTTTTCCCTCCCATCTCTCAATCTCTTCCTTGTCCATTTCTATCTCAATTTGTTCTCTAACTGTCATTTTGATAGCCCAACCTTTCTTACAAATTTTTTGATTCTGTTCTTAATTTTTCTTTCTTCCATTTTTCTTCTTATTTCTTTGTGTTGGTTGTTTACCATTATTAAAGCGTCATATTTCATTTTAAATTCCTCCAAATTTCATTTTTAAAAATTCTTCATAAGTTATTCCAACGTACTTTTCAACTTGAATACGTTGAATATCGTAATCCCAATTGTGCTTCCCAGCCCTTCTTCTTGCTTGCTCATCTTTTTCATCCTTGAATTTTGGTATTGCTGTTCCAAATTTAAGCCTTCCTGTCTGCAAGCCGACTCTTACATATTGCTGCCCTTTTCCAACAAATTCAGCAGCTTCCTTTATTGATAGTTGTAATTTTGTAGCCTGTTTCCTTATCCAGGATTCCGAAACTTCCATAGTCTTTTCCTTTCCGGGATTGCCGTCCCTTAAATTTTTTGGTGTTTGTTTTTCATTTTCATTACTTAGTCCCTTGACGATATTTATGCTTCATTTAATCACTTCCTTTTATTTTGATTTTCCTTCCCCTTCAAGGTATAATAAAAACAACTTACAACTGAAAGGAGGTTAATTTCATTATGGGTAAAAAATTTAATGAAACTTTGAAATTCTTAGGCCCTGAATATTCTGTTAAAACTGTTGACAAAGAACCTTGCATTTACCTTAAATTAGACAAATACGATTTTGAAATATCAGGGTTAAATTCTAAAGGATCATACAAAGCCATAATCTATGTTTGGAATACTGACAATCGTCTTGACAGACAAGACATGCTGTACGCTTATTCCAAAGAAGAGTTAAAAGATATTTTAGACAGATTGATTACAAAATATTCTTCCATATAGGCTCTAAACATTTAAAAATTAAGATTAAATCGTCTCTTGTTAGTTCTTTTTCTGACATTAGGCGATCTAATTCTTCCATTTCCTCTTCCGTCCCTTTTGGTTTAAATCGTCTCCATTCATTCTTTGTTTCTTTTTCCATTCTCTCCACCTTTCTTTATTTGTGATTCCACATCCTCCTATTTCGTGATATAATTTATTCGCCAAAACAACTTACAACTGAAAGGAGGTGTTACTTTGTTTTATGTATTTACTTTAATTATTCTAATGTTTTTAGGTCTTATAATATCGATTAAAAATTATAATTCAATAAATAAAACTTACTTGAAGTTAATTGAATTAAATAACCTGTTTGTTGACTTTATTAATACTAATGGGATTGATAATCCTGAAAAATTAAATTCACTCAGAACAACTTTATCCAGTTACCTACATTTTTATAATCAGAAAATGTCAAAAAGTATTAAAATTGTCATTTTTTCGCATCAAATAGAACCATTTAATCATTTTGTCCTGAACCATAATGATGGTTATCTTACAGAGTCAGATGAAAAATTATTGCGTAAACTCATAGACGGTATAATTAAAACTTTTAATTTTAATTTATCATATTATGAAGAAAGAAAAAGTATTTATTTCTATCAAATAATTAATCCTGTCAAATGGTTTGAGAACGATTTAGATTTATTTGTCAAGTATTTTAGTAAAGATTTATTTTTTAAACTTCCTATAACTGTTAAAAGGATAATTTCTATACTTACTGCGTCTTATCTTCTTTGGCAAACCATTGTTTATATCAGAGAGCATATCTAGTGCTCTTTGATTTTCTATCAGTCTTTGGGTTTCGATATAATCTAACTCATACAAATCTTTTTTTATTTTCTCTATATCTTTTTCAGTTCTACCTTGAGATGTTCTAAATTCTGCTAAAATATATGAAACAATAAACATTATTATAAAATCTTTAAATTCAATCACTCTCCTTTCTTTAATTTTTAGATGTCTTCAATACTCATATTAATTTCGTGTTTTACGAACTAAATAGACAAAAAAATACATCGTATATTTCTTCTTTTTTTAAATTAAGTAGTTTAACAATACTCAAAATCTCACTTCTCGTAAATTCGCTTTTATTATTTAACTTGCCACTTAAAGTAGATAGTGCCATACCCAAAGCCTCTCCAAAAGCATATTCAGAACCGAAATTTTCTCTTATTTTTCCTCTTAATTTTGAGTTATTAAACTTCATTCTATCACCTCCTATTTCGTTTTTTACGAATTAATTATACAACACAAATTTTATTTTGTCAACACTTTTTTTCGTAAATTACTAATTTTTTTACTTTTTTTCATAAAAATAATTGTATTTTACGAAAAAATAGGGTATAATTAGAGTATAAAATTGAAGGAGTAGAACG